ACTCCCCCCGCCCCCAGCCCCCAAGAGCAAGATGCCTCCAAAGCCCTCGGCCCCGTCGCCTAGCCAGCCCTCCCGCCAGGCCAAGACCTTCGCCGTCCATAGCTGGGACGGTGCGGGCGAGGGCCAGAAGGTCCTGATCTACGGGGCCAGCGGCAAGGGTAAGACCACCCTGGCCGTCCTCGCCCCCGAGCCCGTGTTCATCGGCCTGGACGACGGCGGGCGGATGATCCGCAACCCGATCACTGGACTGCCGATCAATCGAGTCCCCGGCGTGGAGACGTTTCAGGACGTGCGGGACGCCCTCCACCAGCCAGGTCTGTTCGCCGGGGCCAAGTCCATCGTGATCGACACCGGCACCGCCCTGGAACTGCTGGCGATCCAGTGGGTGATCGAGAACGTGCCCCACGAGAAGGGGGCCTCGGTCCAGATCAAGCACCTGGACGACTACGGCTACGGCAAGGGCTACAACCACCTGTTCGACACCATGCGGCTGATCTTCCAGGACCTTGACGGCCAGGTCCGGCAGGGCAAGAACGTGATTGTGCTCTGCCAGCAGTGCCCCGTGGTGATCGCCAACGCGGCCGGGGCCAACTACCTCCAGGATGGGCCGAAGCTGTACGCCCCCGGCCCCGACAGCAAGCAGTCCTTCACCGTCCGCGGGTACTCTTGCGAGTGGGCGGATCACGTCTTCAAGGTGGACTACCTGAGCCAGCAGGTCTTCGGTGCCCGCAGCGAGACCGACAACCGGGGCAAGACGAAGGAGTTCGCCGGGAAGATCGTGGGCAACACCACCCGGGCGATCTTCACCATGCCCCAGGACCCCAGCTACTTCGCCAAGACCCGCACCCTGACCGATCCCGTCGTGTCCTTCGCCGATCAGAAGGACGACTCGATCTGGCGGATGCTCTTCCCCCAGGAGTACACGGTATGAAGTTCAAGTTCAACGGACACGTCGAGCAGGCCGAGATCGTGACCGGGGATCGGGCCGAGCGGGCTTGCCGCATGAACCCGCGGACCATTGGCCGTAAGGAGGCCCATCGCCGTCGCCTACACGGCAAGGTCTCGACCGGCGAGGCCGCTCTGTTGTCGCTCATGGCGGCACTGGGGGTGCGTAGTGCCCGACAGTAAACCCACCCCCGTCTGGTTCGAGAAGATCACCCTGGGCCTGATCGGCAGTCTGTGGGCCGTCTGCCGACACGGTGTACGGTTGACCGTCACCCGCCCCCGCCTGGCCGCTGGCCCTGTCGCTCGTACCAGGCCGTGCCCGTGTGGGTCCGGCAAGAAGTTCAAGCACTGTCATGGGAGAGATCATGTTCGTACCGTGCCATAGTCTCGTCACCGTCGTCCTGGACCCCAAGCCCACCACCACGAAGGGTGGGCTGGCCATCCCCGAGACCGCCCAGGCCACCTACCGCACGGGTATCGTGCGGGCGGTGGGGCCGGAAGTATTCGAGTTGGACTGCGATGACACCGCCGTCACCTTCGAGATCGGGCAACGGGTGATGATCGGTGTCCAGATCGACCCCCGCACTCGCACCATCACCAACCTGGGCACGATCATCGACGATGACGGCCAGGAGGTCGCCCTGGTCAATTTCCACGACATCTGGGGCACCTGCGACCGAGCCGCCGGGGAGATCGTGAAGGATTATCCGCTGGCCAAGGCTTGACATTCGGCGGATTCGTGGTACAATGTTTCGTAACCCACCAAAGCCCACATGGGCAGGAGAGAACACATGCAGCAGATCGACCGAGCGGGGACATTTCGGGGCTTCATCGTGGAGCACGGCGTGTCCGAGACCAGCAATGGGTACCCCCAGTTCACGGGCCGGTTCAAGGCCGTTGAGTTCTGGGACGAGAAGGGCGAGTTGAACGGCACCAACCCGCCGGAGCCCGGCTACATCGACTGGGCTCCCTACGATCAGGCCATCGACGGCTACCTGGTCCTGTTCAGCAAGAACCAGGATGGGTCCCCCAAGGAACTGATGAGCGTGGCCCAGTTGAAGAAGGCCCTGGGCTGGGACGGCTCGACCTTCGAGTCCCTCGCCGCCGGGAAGTACGACGAGAAGATGGTGCTGTTCCGCGTGGACGAGCACGAGTACCCGGTTGGCTCCGGGAAAGTCAAGCTCCAGGTCCAGTGGATCGACGTGGCTGACGCCAATCCCACTCGGAGCCTGCCGAAGTACGACACCGCCAAGCTCAAGGGCCTGACGGCCAAGTTCAGCAACGCCCTGGCTGCCACCGCCCAGGCCCCCACTCCGGCCCGTGCCCCGGTCCCGGCAACGGCCAAGCCCGCCGGTGCCCCCACCGCCCCGCCGCGTGGCAAGCCCGGACCGAAGCCGAAGGGCAAGCCCGCCCTCCCTTCCTCCCCCGATGGGCAGCCCGGTGCCCCCTCTACGCTCCCGCCGGTGAGCACGACCCCAGTGACGAAGGAATCGGCCTGGGCTAAGGTCAACGAACTGAGCAAGGTCGATAAGGCCAAGCTCGCCGAGATATGGCTGGAGGAAGGGGCCAAGATCGGCAAGGCCGAGGACAAGTTCAGCAGCGATGACTGGCACACCGTCCAGGAGGCGGTCCTGGCCCGGGTCAGTGCCATCTGACGATTCATCAGGAGCCCGCAAGCGGTAAGAAGGGTGAGCGGTGTACGTCCCGATAATCCTGACGCCGTATAATTCGGGTATAAGCGGCGGGCCAAGTCGCGGGCCGACGAGAGCGACGGACGGCGGTAGCTAAAGCGGAAAAGCAGTGGACTAATAATCCAGCGAATCGCGGGGTTCGACTCCCCGCCCGCCTTGTAACCTTCAACTGGAGACCGACAATGCCAAAGCCCCGCAAGCAGATCAGTGCCGCCAACGTGGCGAAGATCGTGGACTGGTATACCAACGGCTACAAGGGCCGTCAGTACGGCATCAACGACATCGGCGAGGCCCTGGGCCACGCCGGGACCGTCATCAAGCGGGTCCTGGTGGAGCAGGGCGTGACCATCCGGCCGGTGGGGAGGCCACGCAAGCAAGCCTAGACGAACGCCCATCATCTAACGGCAGGACCCCGACTGCGAAATGCCCGCCACTTGCCCCGGTGAGAATGAGGAGAGGGTGCGTATGCCCTCGACTCTTCGGTCGTGGCGGGACTCAAGTAGTGTGAACGACGGGTAATGCGGGTTCGACTCCCGCTGGGCGTTGTAATGAACGAGGACATAAAGTACATCTTCGCTCCCGGCCATGTAGCGGAAGCCCGTGCCCTTGTCGCGGCCTACCACTATTCCCATCGGGAGAAGTCTTGCCCGTTGGCCGTGGGTGTGCTACAATGCTACAGCCGCGTGATGCCCCCGACAACTGTGGCGGCTTGTGTGTTTACACCGTCGATGGGGAAGTGGTCAGTGCCCGTGGCCGAACTCCAACGCCTGGTACGACACCCGGATCACACCCCACCGCTTACCATGTTAATCAGCCGCACCGTGAAGGAACTACGGAAGCGGCCCGACTGTCCGGCCGTCGCGGTGAGCTACGCTGATTCGACTCAGGGACATCATGGCGGGGTGTATCAGGCTGCATCGTGGAATTATTCCTGCCAGCGGGCAGCATCGAACGACGGCCTGATGGTAAATGGCGAGTTCATCCCCGGCCGATCTTGCAACGCCCGGTGGGGCACACGGTCGATGGAAAAGCTGGGGGCGGAACACCCCGATTGGACTATCGAGATTCACTGGGACCTCGGCAAGCACCTGTACTGGATACCCCTCACCAAAGACGGCAAACGGGTTGCCGCTGAACTCGGCCTCGAAAAGAACCCGTACCCCAAACCCAACCCCGCGTCAGAAGTGACACCGGCGACACGCCAACCTTCCCAGGTTGGAGAGGGCGGATCGGCACCGACCCTGACGCTATAATGGAACTCACCGACCAACTGTTCGCCTATCAGAAGAACGTGTGGCCAGCGATGGTCGCCGATCTGGCCGAGGACCTAGGCGTCTCCGTGCGATCTCTCACCGCCCTGGGTATCGGGTGGATGATCGCCGAAGCCTGCTGGGTCTTCCCCGAGAGGGACGCCGAAGGCCGGGTCGTGGGCCTGGTGAGGCGGTACAAGAACGGGAGGAAGTTCAGCACCCCCGGCAGCAAACGGGGCCTGACCTACGCCCTGGCCCCGGACTTCAACCCCGATGGAGAGAAGTATGTCCCAGGATCGCACAACTGGACGAAGGTGTCGGCTGACAACCCCTGCCCAATTTGTGGAAAGCCTGACTGGTGCCTTGTCAGTAGCGACGACCCGGCTGACCCCGCCGCCGTCCTCTGCGGCCGACGCCCAGAAGGTGCGAAGACGCCGCTTGGCGATGCAGGATACCTGCACATCCGCAAAGCGTGTGGGGATGTGCGGGCCACGACAGCCCTGGCGGTGTCGCCTCTGCCTGTTCTCGTGGTGGAAGGGCAGTCAGATTGTGCGGCTGCTGGCGTCCTCGGTTTCATCGGAGTCGGAAAGCCCTCCGCGACGGGCGGCTTCGCCCACCTGATCGACCTGCTGATCGGCCGCGATGTCGTGGTGATCGGCGAGAACGACGCTGGTGCCGGTCGTCTGGGCATGGAGAAGACCTTCGAGGCCCTCCGGCCGAAGGTCAAGTCGGTCAAGAAGCTAATGCCCCCGGCCGAGATCAAGGACCTGCGGGCCTGGCTCCGGCGGGGCCTGACTCACGAGGCTCTCCTGGCTGCGATTGAAGGGGCGGGAGACAGTAGCGTCGAGAACCTCCTGGAGTCCACCGCCCCCCTGGACATCGCCGACCGTTGGATACACGAGCGGCACTGGTCCGACAACCTCCCCCTTCTTCGGCAGTACGCCGACAACTGGTTCAAGTTCGACGGGACCCGGTACGCCAAGATCGACCCGAAGACCACGATCCGGGGCGATCTCTACGCCTTCCTCAAGGGTAAGATGGGGAAGCGATTCGACTCCAAGGGAATCCCCGTGGTCGAGCCCTACGAGGCTGACGCCCACAGGGTCAGCGACATCATCGACACCCTCTCGATGATCTGCCCGGTGTACGGGGACGCTCCCTGCTGGCTGGACGATGGCGATCATCCCCGCGTCCAGGACACGATCACCTTCGCCAACGGCCTGCTGGTGCTGCCGGAACTGGATCGTATCCCGGCGAGCCCCAGGTTCTTCTCGATGACCGCGGCCCCGTACAACTGGGACCCCCGAGCGGAGTGCCCCAGGTGGATGCAATTTCTCCAGGAGGTCTTCCCCAATGACCCCGAAAAGATCGCCCTCCTCCAAGAGTGGTTCGGGTATAACTTCGTCGCCGACAACTCCCAGGAGAAGCTCATGTTTTTTGTGGGACGCCCTGGGGCTGGAAAGGGGACCGTCATCGAAGCACTGCGGGCTGTCCTCGGAAGCGATCAAGTCGCTAGTACATCTTTCGACACGCTGGTCGGGGACTTCGGGCTGCAACCACTGCTCGGAAAACTTGCAGCGATCATGCCTGACGCCCACATCACCAAGCGAGGGGACCCCGCCAAAGCCCTCCAAGTCCTCAAGGAGATCAGCGGACGAGATGGTGTCGGTGTCAACCGGAAGCACAAGGAGTTTCTCAGTGACCATCGGTTATCCTGCCGATTTACGATCTCCGTTAACTCGATGCCTGACTTGCCCGATCACGAGCGGTCCCTCGACCGCCGATTGCTGTTGTTGCATTTTGGCGAGTGTTTTACAGGTCGAGCCGACACTACTCTCAAAGATCGGGTTACGCGGGAGGCTCCTGGAATTGCTGTCTGGGCGGTGGACGGGCTTCTTCGACTGCGATCCAATGGATTCACCGTCCCCGCCTCCGTAACCCCCGTGATTGAAGAGTTCCGCAAGCAGTCCTCCCCGGTGTCGGAGTTCGCCGATGAGTTCTGTGAGATCGGCCCCTACGCCCTGCCGACCAACATGCTCTACGACGCCTTCGCCCGATGGGCCAAGGACCAGGGGGCCTACCCGATGTCGGCGATCAAGTTCACGGCCCGGTTCCTGGGTCTGTACCCGGGGCTCAAGTGTGACCGGATGACCTATGGGGGCAAGCAGGTGCGGTGTGTGCAGGGGGCGAAGCTGACGGAGGAAGCGGTTGAACGATACCTTGTAGGAGCGAGAAGATGATCTTCGTGACGATCCTGATGATCGGCTGCCGTTGCCCTCACCCCCCGGCCGACCCCGATGCCCGCCTGTTCGCCGCGATCCGCGAGATCGAATCGCACGGCAACGATTACACCGTGGGCGATAACGGGCGTTCGGTGGGTCCCTACCAGTGCAGTCTTCTTGCGTGGCTCGATGGTGGTGGCGTCAGTTGGGAGTACCCCGGTGGAGCGTATAACCAGAAGCACACCGAAGCCATCATGCGTGGGTACTGGAAGCGATACGGTGCCGTCACCGATGAGCAGAAGGCCCGCATCTGGAACGGTGGGCCGAGGGGGATGCGTAAGAAGGCGACCCTGGCGTACTGGCGGAAGGTACAGGAGGCCATGAAGTGAAACCCACACTCGAACGCTGGATGGACGAACATCATGTCACCATTGACCAGGGACCAATGGGCCGGTATGTGACCTTTAGAATCGCCGCGGGTCGTAGCCTTCACGACTACAACTCCCCCCGTGAGGAGGACATCGAGTTGAGGTTCCAACTCCTTGACACCCTCAAGGCGATCCGGGACAAAGCAATCGAGGAGATCGCCGAGGTACGAGCACTGTGAGAGGACAGACTGACTACGGCAAGGGCTCGGCCAACCGCACCACCAACTGGAAGCGGTACTGGACCGAGATGGATAGGTTGTACGGGAAGCAACACCAACAGGAGAGCGACGATGAGCGGACAGATGAAGGACAGCGGCGAGCGGCAGAAGTTCACGACCGGGGCGGTGAGGGACACGGCGACGGGCAAGCCCCGGCCGGACCTGATCTCCCCCCACGCCAACCTGCGTGAAGGGGCCTGGCTCAAGCTGGGGGCCGAGAAGTACAAGGAGCGGAACTGGGAGGCAGGAATTCCGATCAGCCGGTGCATCGCCTCCCTGGCCCGCCACCTGGAGTCCTACAAGCTGGGCCTGCGGGACGAGGACCACATGGCGGCGATACGCTGCAACGCCGGGTTCATCCTTCACTACGAGGAGGAGATCAAGGCCGGGCGGCTGGACTCGTCACTGGACGACATGCCGCATTACCTGGACCGCGGGGTGACGACGCCCCTAGTCCCCGGCGTCAGTCGGAAGAAAGTCCAGTCCAAGCTCGATGCCGATCCCGACACAGTGGAGTTGCTTCGTGCGCAGGGTTCGATACAGGTCCGATCCTACAACAACACCACCCAGAATACCCCCCCGTGGGTGGACGCCGAGTGCGAGGCGAAGGTACAGGTCAAACTGGACGAGACCTTCGCCGACCAGCAGCGAGTGGACGCCGCCTCGGAGGGTGACGCCGTGGCCGTTTCCGACCCCGCGGCGCTTCTGGACCCGAAACTCTGGACCGTCCCCTTCACCGTCTACCTCTGCGGCCCCATCACCGGCCAGGACGTGGACTACCTCTGGCGTCAAGCGGCGACGGCGGTATTCCAGCAGAACGGGATCAAGGTGCTGGACCCCCTCCGCGGCAAGCACCGCGATCAGATCGGCGGGCTGGGCTTGAGCTACAAGGGCCAACTCGCCGCCCCGGAGATCGCCGACAGGGACCAGATGGACGTACAGGAAGCTGACGTGATCCTGGCCCACTTCCCCTACGACCCCCCGCGGCAGAGCATCGGGTCTCTGATGGAGATTGGGGCAGCGGCTATCGGCTACGGCAAGCCGGTGGTCCTCTGCACCGAGGTCAAGGTCTTCAACGACCACCTGTTCTGCCGGAATTTTTGTACCTTGGAGCCGGACTTCGAGCAGGCCCTCAACCGGATCGTGGCAATGGCCACGGCGAAGAGGCGTTGACATCGGGCCGATGATCAGGTAGACTGGACCGACCCTCAACAGGAGAACCCATGCAAGCCGCAGGCCGTAGATACATCTGGCACAGCAGCCGGACCGACACGTTTAAGCTGGTCTACTTCTCGGACATCCATCTCCTGGCCAAAGCCTGTGCCGAGAAGGAAGTCCTCCGCACCCAGCAGGAAATCCTCAACGACCCCTTCACCTTCTGGATCGGCGGCGGTGACTACGCCGAGTTCATCGGGTTCGGGGACACCAAGCGGTTCGACCCCGACGCCGTGAGCGAGCGGGTGACGGTGAAGGACCTCGGCCGTCTGGGCAAGGTCTCCTACGAGCAGGTCCGCGATCTCTTCGCCCCGATCAAGAGCAAGTGCCTGGGCCTGATCGTCGGCAACCACGAGCAGCAGTACATGCGAAGGCTCCAGCAGGAGGACCTCCACGGGTGGCTCTGCACCGAGTTGGGGGTTGCGGACCTGGGGTACTCGTGCTTCATGGATGTGGTGTTCCAGCGAGCCCGCATCGGTGCCGGTACTGGTGGACACATCGGGGCTGAGATGCTGCCCGCTCTCCGTGATCGGTCGCTCCCGAAGGCCAACCATGCTGGGTCCGAGACCTTCCGCGTCTGGTGTCACCATGGAGCCGGTGCCGCCCAGACCAAGGGCGGGAAGATCAACCGCCTCACGTCCTTCATGCGGAACTTCGACGCCGACATCTTCTTCATGGGACATGTGCATGACCAGATGGGTGCCCGGCTCCAGGTCCTCGAAGCCAACGCCGACTGCACCAAGCTGACCAACCGGACGAAGATCGGCGTGGTAAGCGGGTCGTACCTCAAGACCTACGCCCAGGGCGTCACGTCCTACGGGGAGCAAAAAGGATACGAGCCGACGACCCTCGGAGCGGCCCATGTGCAGATCAGGCCGGACACGAGGGAAGTATGGGGGAGGGTGTAATGTTTACCTGGCTAAAGAACTGGTGGATGGGATGCCCGCCAGGGGTAGTAGTGCGTATTTTTGGGTGCTACTGCCCCGTCTTCGGGCGGCGAGTTCGCAGGTGCCCCACGATTGAAGACGCAAGGAGATTTCATAGTGAGATATGTCCATAAACCAACGGAATGCTATGCGTCTCTCGTCCATCGAGACGGGACACTGGACCCCGACTTTCCGGTAGCGGTGTCAATACGAGACACAGGGAAACTGACGACGGACGGCATCATGGGGCCGGTTCGACTTTACGAGCTACGTCACGACAGCGTAGTAGCCTTTGTAGCGGCCTGTGACTTGATCGTAGCTAGACGGTGCATCAACGCTCCCGACAGATGGTACGTCTCGGTAGAATCCGGGTACGGGTTTGACGACAAGTGGGGCCGCGTTTGAGAATCCCCTTGACGAATAGTTCGTGATCGGGTACAATGGACCCCCTGGAGACGAACCCATGAAGCGAATCGCAATGATCGGCGTGCTGGTGTGCCTCACTCTCGGCGGCTGCGTCAGTTGGTACGCCCGCGAGGACTTCGACCAGTACAAGGGTGCCTGTGCCACGACCGAGGGTAACGGCCGCCACACCACGATGTCCACGTCTCAGCCCTCGACCGCCCCGGCCGGGCCAGTGGACGTGGAACCCCAGCCGGTCCACCAGGTCGAACCTGGCGTCGGCGAGGTCTTCATCCTGCGTGTAAACGGCAAGAGCTACGAGGCGATGAAGAAGACGGATGGCAAGGTCTACATCATCCAGGAGGTCTCCCGATGAAGCGTTCCACCGGCATCGTCTCCCAGGTCGGCCGTCACATCGTCGGCCTGGCCGTCGTCTCGGCCGTGATCGTGGGCGTGGCCGTGGGCGGCTTCGAGTTCCGCTCCTACGTCAAGGCCCACACGTCGGCCAAGACCGCCCAGGCCCAGATCGCCAACGACGGGACGACCCACGACATGACCATCGTGTGGCCCACTGGCAAGGAGCAGACTCTCACCTACTCCGAGACGATCACCCCCAAGCGGTCGAGCTACACCGGCCCGGTAAACACCCACAGCACGAAGATCAGCATGTTCTCCATGAACCCGCTGGACTCGGCCAACAAGGCGGGTGAGCGGATTCCTCCGGCCACCTTCGCCGAGGGCGACCGCCCGGCTATCGTACTGAACGACAGCGGCGTTACCGCCAGCAAGACCGAAGGTGCCAACTCGACCGGGATGGGCGGGTCTAACCCCGTCTTTGGCGAGTACCTCGGATGGATCGGGTTCATCATTCTCGGCCTAGTCGGCATCTGGGCGATCTTCAAGGTCGGGCAATGGCTCTGGCCGAAGATCGAGGCCGCTGCCGAGACTGCCCTGGCCGTAGCGTCCCCTGTGGCTGCCGCCGCTGTTGCCGCCGTCAAACCGTCCGCTCCTGTCGCCGCGGTGCTCCCTCCCGCCGCGGTGACACCCGTTGCCCCGGCCGTCGATCTCCGATCTCAGACCAGCCCGGCGTCAGACCCGGTGGCTGCTGTTGTGGAGACGACGGCGGGGCCGGGGGTTGTAGGCCCGGTGGAGGCGATGAAGGCCGAACGAGCCGTGGCCGTGGATGAACTCCATGCTTGACCCCAGCGACCGCTCGGGCCTGATCGAGATAGCCGCCCGCCTCGCACCGACCCCAGCGTGCAGGCGGGCGTTTGTCACCGGCAGGGTGGAGGTCTTGGGCGGTTTTGACACGATTCCCCCGGGCACTCTGGCGGGCTGGATTCTGGCCGTCACGACGAAGCGGGGGGCGCTGTGGCATGTCGCCGTGATCGCTGATGTCCACCGGCACACCTACTGGGCTAGGCTACAGGCCGACGTGCCCTGGCAGTTGTGGCTTGGGTCAGAGATGGTGGACAGTGATACCTATTCGATCTATGCAGGAGACCATCCCTGCGTCTACTATTGGAGGCGGGTGAAAGCCCTGAAATACTACCATGATCTCGACCGTCAAGATTTCGCTGGTCGTGTGCGACGAGCCCGTCCTGCGGATCGGACCAGGGTGTCCGCTGACGTGGGATGAACTCGCCTATCTCATCCTGAACGAACCTATG